CTCATGGCTTATCCCGCGGGTCCAGATAAGCGGGTTCTCCGTGGTCGAACGCGATACTTCACGGCAGTGGATGAGGTCGGTTACTTCGACAGTAACCGTGACACCAAGAAGGTGAAGGACAACGCCCACGAAGTATGTGGTGCACTCGACCGTTCACTGCTGACTGTCCGTGGTGCCGCAGAAAGTTTGCTGCGCGATGGCCATGACGACGTGTACCCTGGTTATGCCATGAACGTGTCGTCACCGTCTCACCGTAACGACATGATCATGACGCTGCTCCGTCGTGCTGAGAACTCGGAGACAATGTACGGCGCGCATCGCCCTACATGGGAAGTGAACCCGACTCTGCCACGTAACGGCGCAACTATCATGGAAGCGTTTCGTACTGATCCACTGAACGCTGAGCGAGATTACGGTGCTGTACCGCCGCTTGCTTCCAACCCGTTCCTCCAGAACCTGTCAGAGATTGAAAACTGCCAGGGTCCGAAGTCGAACCCGCTTACGTTGCGCCGTCGTGTTGTCACCTCCAAGAAACGTGGCGAGAGCTTCACCTGGGCGGAAATGAAGAAGTGCAAGAAGGGTAAGTACCCGACCATGCTCGCACTCGACGCCGGTTATACCAACAACTCCTTCTCTGGGGCTATTGGTCTGTACGATGACAAGCTCGGTGGTGTGCGAGTCGAATGCCTGTTTGAGGTTATCCCTGAACTTGGCGCTCCGCTCAACCACTCCAAGATCTTTGACGAACTGATCCTCCCAGTAATGGAAGCGCGCAACGTCCGCATTCTGCTTGCCGACCGATGGAACTCCATCAAGCTGCTGCAGGATGCCAAGATCATGCGTCCCGAATTGGAAGTCTCGGCACAGCACAGCCTGAAGTACAAGGACATCTTCAACATCAAGACACTGATCCAGCAAGGCACGTTGATCGTCCCTGCAATTGAACGGGATTCGTTCAAGGCCTGTGTTGAATTCGATGACGAACATTATCCGATGTGCTTCAACAATCAGCCAGCCTCTCACCTGCTCATGCAAATGGCAACTGTGAAAGACACTGGTAAGATGATTGATAAGGCTGACGGGTATACTGATGACCTTTTCCGTGCTACTGCTCTGCTCAACTGGGGCTTGCACGAGGAGGAATATCAGGAGCTCCTCTCAATGGCGCCAATGGATATGACAGCAACTCGCCCCATCGCAATCGGTGCATCACGTCTCTACTCAGGTGGCGGCGGTGGTATCGGCGGTGGCAGTCAATCAGTCGCAGTAATCGGCGCCATGCTCGGCGGCCGCAGGTAAGAGACCATGATCGACATTTCCAAGTATAAGTGGTTTGTGTACGGCGGTCGCGACATCACCCTCGTCACAGACCATCCAGAGTTCGACCTGCAACTGGTCAAAGACTCCAAGTTCGGGTATCGCAAGATCGGTGCGAACCACTACCTTGTTAGTCGGAAGCTCCTGGACATCCGCTTCAAGGTCAAAGACAAAGACGCTACCCGGATCATCAACAACTCTGTCGGTTGGAAGGGGACGATTCGCGGGGCCAAGGTTGAAGCAGGCATCGGCGGTAAGCAGAAGCCAGTGAAAGCCCATCCGGGTAATGAGAACTTCCCGGATCCCAAGAACAAGAACCAATACATTCTCCAGATCGACTCGTCGAATCTCAAACGAGCGTGGCTGGACATCAAGGAGAAAGAACTCCATGTTGTCTTCCATTCTGAGGTGCATTGGCTATACGAAGGTGTTTCGCTTGCGATGGCGAAGCAGTTGGAGGCAGCCGACTCACAGGGTCAGTTCTTCATCTATCGCATTCGCGACGTGAAAAAACAACGCAAGATCAGCGGTTGAGGTTCAAAGATGCGAATTAAACGCCGCCCTACTTACACGCACATGGGAAACCCTGCGCCGGGTGCTGCAACTCCAGGTGATCGAAGTCTAGGTGCTCATACTGCGCAGACCCGAGAGTCTCGTGGTAGTGGGCGAATGGAAGCGAATGCCAGCGCAGCAACAGGCATGCGCAACACCAGTGTGAACAACCTGCCGATTGAAATCGACATTGACCCGCTGCTCAAGGGTATCGTCTTCTCCGAGGATTTGGAGCAGAAGAAACTGGTGATGCGGATCTACAAGGACATTTACTACAACGACCCGATTGGTGGATCGTGCGTAGACTTGACCTCGACTCTGCCGTTCTCCGACTTCAACATCGGCGGTGTGCAGAACAGCAAGGTATCGGACACGTTCAACGAGGTGATTGAGCGCCTGAACATCCGTACTCTCCTGCCTGAGTTGTCTATCGACCACCAAGTAACTGGTGCGTTCGTCGGCAACATGCTGTACAACCCGCAGAAGAACACCTTCGTCGATCTTATCTGTCACCAGTACGAGAACTGCAAGGTTGATCCTCTGCCGTTCTACTCGCAGGACCCGATGATCACCGTCGCGTTCCCTGAGTCGCACAAGGCAATCTTGTCCTCTGATAGTCCGCGGATCAAGAAGCTGCGCGAGTACCTGGGCCCAGAAGTCGTCAAGCAAATCAGCAACGATGCACTGGAGCTGGATCCCCTCAGCACCATCTACATCCCGCGTAAGTCCTTCACGCACTCGACTGGTGTGTCGTACTACCGCCGCATCCTGCCGATCTGGTTGCTTGAGAAGAACCTGTTCCGTGGCACGCTCGTTGAATCAGCGCGCCGGCAGCGGGGTATCCTTCACCTGACTCTGGGTGACGGTGATCAGTGGGAACCAACCCTCGCTGATATGAACATGGCGATGGAGCTGTTCCAGAATGCTGACGCTGACCCATTGGGTGCAGTGATCGCAACGCGCATGGGTATCGCTTCTGAGGAGATTCGCCAAGGTGGTGACTTCTGGAAGGTAACAGATATCTGGGACCAGACCATGGCGATGAAGCTGCGTGCTCTTGGTATCAGTGAGTCATTCCTCTCAGGGGAAGCGACATACTCGAACCAAGACACCAGCTTGACTGTGTTCACTGAGGCACTCCGAGCCTACCGGGACACCATCACCACGAAGCTGTTCTACAACAAGATTTTCCCGCTGGTATCTGCGCTGCACGGCTACACGGTCAACAGCGCTGGCAAGCTGTCCACCAAGGGCAACATGCTGGACAAGTTTGACCAGATGCAGAACCACGAAATCCTGCAAGACGGTTCGCGTCTGCTGATCCCGTCCGTTCACTGGGCGAAGCAACTCAAACCAGAAGGCGACCAAGCGTATCTCGATATGCTGCAAGCGCTGACTGACAAGGGTGTACCGGTTCCTCTGCGTGCAATGGCTGCAGCCGGTGGATTCAACCTCGACAGTCTGCTCGCGGACCAAGAGGATGACTTCGAGTTGTTGAAACGAATTGGCAAGTACCAGAAGAAGCTGGGCGAAATCAAGAAGGAGTTCATGCCAGAAGCCTCCGACTCCGACATCGAAGCTACTGCTCGGGCACAAGCTGTGCAGGGCCTGATGTTCGACAACTTCCTGGCTGGTGGTCGTTCTACCATCTTGAACCAAGGCACTGGTCGTATCCCAGCTCTCGCAATGCGTGACTACGGTGAAGCATCCGAAGTTGCAGGTGAGACGCATGACGGGAAACGTCGTTGGTTACCTAACCAGAAGCTGGCGAACGAACGTGTCAACCGCAAGATCGCTAAGCAGTTGGCGGGTATTGTGAAAATGAACAATACACCACTGACTCGCATGACCATGTCGAAGCGTATGCCTGTGTAAACGGTAATTTAAAGCGGTCAGACACAAGCGGATTAACCAAGCACTGGCGATCTGCTGCGAGCTTTCGTCGGGTGCTGGGCGGTTCCTCCTTTTCCTGCTTCCGCTTGTGTCAGACAACTTCTCAGGTTTAACTTCAAGGGCTAGC